CATCAGCCTTCATTTCAGATACCAATTCCTTGATGGTCATGGGCTGTCCAGTCACCCCGGAGTATCGAATGTCTCCACTCTTGTCGGTCACAAAAACCTTCTGCTCCCCATCCTGCTCCACAACCTTCACCTGCTGCTTGATAAACGGCATCAAGAGTTGGGGGACACCTTTCAACTCAGTAACCGCCGAGCTGGCAGTGTTCTCAACGAGAAGATTGTATAACTGCCCCGTCAACGCCTCAATGCGGGTGTCTTTTGTCTTCAGGTCCTTGGAATGAGCCTCGGCCAGCTCCTGCTTAATCTTGTCAAGATTGAGTTTGGCTTTGTCACCCTTGGCGAGCTCAGACTGGAGCTCGGTGATCTTCGAGTTAAAACCCTCGAGAATTGAATTTGGATTATCCCCAAACTCAGACAGAGGGGTCAGGTCGATCGCTCTCCCCTTTGCGGCCTTTGCTTCTGCCCTTGAGGCCGACAGTGCTCTGTTGAGTCCAGTAATTGCCGTCACGGCACCCTTAACAGCCGGGTCGTCTCGCAGCACCATCAAGCTGCGAGCATCGTCTTGGGCATACAAAGGCCTGAACTGTTCGGGGATTTTATCGACAGAGTCGATTTCGTTAGCGAAGTTGAATTCCATATGTTTTCTTGTGAATCACTCACGTTGGTTGTTTAGGCATCTAACTCCAACATGCCTCCCGATGCCCAGGGGAGGCAAGGTCTAAGGTCTAACAAACATCCAGCCTAGCAGCCTCACCGCAGCATAGTAATACGTCGCCCTCCACCTGGGCATTCCATCTTCCCTCAAGATATCGTAGAAAACCCGATCTGCTATCGGCCTGAAGCTTTTATCTAGAAATCTTTCCCTGATGCATTGGTAGAGAACGTCATGGACCAGGGATGCGCGGTAGTTCGAGTTATCGTCAATGGTTGGCCCACTGGCACCATCCCAGGCATACCCCTTGTGAACGTTTAGTTTCCAGTTCCAGATAAAGAACATCTCATGTTCGATAACGATACCGGCGAAGTCATTTGGAAGACGGTAAAACCAGAATTCGCTTGTTAGGCGATACTTCCACCGCTTTGGCTCGTCATCAAACTCGATGTTACCCTTTAGGTGTTTCTTCATCCTCGCCCTCTTCCATAAAACCAAACTGCTGCTGCATGAGGTCGCAGATCTTGTGCCTGGTAAGGGTGTTCCCTGTCCCATAGGACACAAAGCAGGTTCCGCCATCATCACCTTTCCAGGTTACTCCAATTTGTATGTGCGGCTCATCAAGGTGCTCAGTTAGCTCAGATGCAAGTTTGATAACTTTCTGCTCAACTTGGTCTTCATTCATCGATGAAAGCATCTGGTTCAAGTCCTGCTTTTGTAAAAGCTTTTCTGTCTCTTGCTGCCAGCTGGCCCAGGGAGAGTTCGTGACCTTTCCTGTCAACAAACCTGTCCAGCGTCAACCCACCCTTGCGGAACAGCTTCCCCTTTGTTACACCGAGAACCTCATTCTGAAATTCTGTTGACTGACGCTTCAACCAGGAGCCGTAAGTCTCGTCCTTCGGAACTGTTCCAATGGCTTTCTGTTTCCACCGCTCTCGAACCTGCTTTAAGGTCATGCCCCGTCTCGATGCCTCGGCTTTAAAGTCCAGCTCTCTACGCTGACGAGTCCTACTGTCTAGGACGTATGGCCGATCACCGATCTTGTCAATGACGCTCTGCCCCTCTACCAGCGCAACGACGAGGCTCCTGCAATTCACGTGAGCTGGAGGCCTAGCTGTTGCAGGGTCAAGTCTTGGGGTGCCCTTTGGAAGCTTGTGGTTGCCCAGGGGTGCCATCTGCCCGTCCCTCGCTCGGCAGATGGCCGATGTCCTACCGTCCAGTGTTGAAACCCACCTCACTGCGCTGAGGATGTCCGAGTTGGCCTCCCACACTGACTCCCTAGCAAAATTGCTGATGTGGTTCACCCCAGTGCGAACCACTGCCTCGGCATTCCTCCGGGTCATTGACAACACTCCATCCCGGTAGCCGTTGGAGCGAGTTCCAACAACCCTGGAAACTATCTTGTCTATACTCTCTCCCTGAGTTACTCCGAGCTGAATTGCTTTCTCAAGGTTCGCCTGCTCGCTGACCAGCAAACCCTTGAACCAGGCTTCAAGGTGTGTCCCGTCAGCAAACGGTCTAGCCAGCGCAGCAGCAGCCACGCTCGTAAGGTTTGGTTGGGCGAAAGTAAGTTCAAAGGGTATCGAGAACTTCAAGTTTTCTATCTCAACAGCCACTTCGTGTTTAGCAAAGCTTCGCATTTCCGACATGAAGTCGGCCTGTATCTGACCAACCAGCTCAGCACGAAGCTTTCTCAGGCTTGATAGAAGAGCAACTATCCTCTCCCTGGCCTGAGGTGTGTAAGGTTTCCCAGCCACACCACTTACACCCCGTCGAAGTTTCCTTACAAGTGATCTGTCCGACTTTTCTATCAGGCTAAGGATGGAGTTTACCTGCTGACTACTGAACCTACGGACACCGATATGGTGCCTGAGGCTCGCGTCAAAGTATTCCTGGTTTGCATCTGCCATAGCTTAGCTTTGATCTTCTTCAGTTCCATCCTGCTCCTCATCAGTCCCGTCCTCAAGACCCTGGCCTGTCTTTATTACTGACTCCATCGAAGCAGCAAACTCAGCCTGCTCCTCCATCAGTTCCTCAGCGTCCTCCTCAGCATTAAACTTGTCACTCAGAACTCCACGCCGCTTGAGCTCATCCAGGAAAGCGGATCGGCTTATCTCGCGAGTCTCCCTGGCCTTAGAGAGAATCTGTATGTCACCGGACTCGAAATTCTCAGGACCAAACTCGGTGCTGATTGACACAGTATTGTCTTTACTGGAATCAATTCCCATCCAGTCTCCCATAAACTCGATGGCAAGGTTCAGCGCATCGGTGAACCTGAGAGTTACATCCTGAAGTGGACTCGTGGCCTCGGCGCTATCAAGAGCCCTGGCTGTAGCCGTTTCCCCACCTGGACGCTTGCGGAGGAACTGAGAGCCGTATTGTGACATTTTCGCCTCCAGCTCAGCCAAGTCCTTGAACCCGGACTCAATGGCTCTGCCATCATGCTCAACATAGTAGAATTTCGAGTTGGGGTCCTCAGACTGGAGAAGCTTCTTGGGTCCAATTTCTATCTTGGCTACGTCAACAGCACCCGAAGCCGCAAGCATCGGAAACCTCGCAACGCTCAGAACGTTTCGCTGCTCGCTGTCACTGTTCCAATGGCTAATATTCAGATCGGCCAGGTCCTGAAGAGGAGACTTACCAACCATAAAAGATTGGCGGTTGGAGTAAAAGGTCACCATTGGGATAATGTCCCTTCCCGTCTGATACTCGTCAACGACAACCCAGACTTTTTTCTTACTGCCCTTCATCTGCTGCTCCTCATACAGCTCAACTCTGCCAGGAAGCAGCCTGCGAATTCTTGGCGTGTAAGTTTCAAGAAACCCATCACGACCAACCCGCTCCTCAAGAATTCGGACCTCGGACAGGACTTCCTTTCCATTCACTGAATTGCATGATGCAAACAACACACTCTCAGGCGGGAGAAGTCTGAAAAACGGTCGAAGCTTTTCTCGCCTGTCATCTTCAAGCGTTCGGGGCTGTCCGTCTTCCTTCGCAACAATCCTCGGAAACTCAACCAACACATGTGCAAAGGACTTGGCGAGTCCAATGCGGAACCAGTTACGTGAAAACACATTGACACTATTACCCTGGAGATCAACGTCATTCTCGAGGATGTACTTCAACTGTTCGTCCATGTCTTCACTGATACTGACTGGATCTGAAAATGGGCGACCAACCCAAGACTCCAGCGTCAATTCGGTCATGTTGAACAGGGTAGCGAACTGAAGTCGAATCATGTAGTTGCGATCCGACTCGTATGGGAAGCGCATAAGAAACTCCTCACCGGCTTCCCGCATTGTTTCAGTCCCACCCAAGACACACTCCATCTTTCTCCACCGAGGAAGCATCAAGTCGTAAGCTACACTCGTAGAGTCTGGCTGGTTTTTCTTTTTATCACTCATTAGAAATCTCGTTGTGTTACGGTGAAGTTTTTCCGACGCACGAAATAGCGAACCTCGTCCGCAATATGATCTTCAGCATCAGTGTCAACGTCATCAAGCTTCTTGCCGCTTCGTGGCAGCACCGGAACTGTTCTTATAAACTGCTCGCACCGCTCAGTAACAAACAACCCAGGAAACTCTCTCGCCCCACCCGTTTGAGGCAATGCGTTTTTGAGCAGCTTTCTTATCTCGTCCCAACCGTGAATTCTCGAGCCTGGGCTTTTATCTGACCTTGACCAGCGCACACCAGCTCTCATCATCTCGCCTGCAACTGACTTACCAGGCTCGAAATCGTCGAATATGGAATTGTCAGCTGGCCCAGGCTTGACCCGACCCCATATACCCCAGTCCTCCTCACGGTCTCGAATACCCTGGCCAATATCGCTGGACAACATTCTCAGCCCCTCGTTTGCCTTGCCGCTCCAGCCATACCACTCGTCAACCCGAATGCAGTCTCCTGGTATTATTCCATAAATGAAACCTTTATTAGACACTGGTTCTCCGTTGGAAACAGCCCACCAACCGACTGAAAATGGCCTCGCCGAGCCGTGGTCATAGCTTCTCATAATGTCCCATTGTGGAGGTATGGCCGACCAGGGGAGTGCCGGGAGAACGTGGTGTCGGTTGCTCCAGACGTCGTCGAACATCCCACCTGCAACAATATCCCAGCTCCCCTCAAGCCAGGCCTTGAGCTCAGCCTCGTTTCGAGCAGCAGCCTTGATCCTGGCTATGTAACCGGGGTCAGCATGGAGCAGGATCCTATTCTCGTGAATGTCTCCATGGATTGCAACTCGCTCAGGTTCAGGATCGCCCTTGTCGCTCATTGAATCACGTATGATCTTCCCCACTCTCTTATTTCTCGGCACTGGAAGCCGAAACCTCAGTTTTACCCAGTTGTGGCCAGCACCGTAAGGGTTGGTTGTCGACCTCACTCTGATCGGAAGTCCTGGGCGGGTTGAACGCGCACAGCTGAACATCGACTTGTAGCATTCATCGGTGCTCCAGGTGGTAAGCTCCTCCCAGCCTATCCACGGATAACTATGGCCGTGATAAGACCAGTAGTCCCCAGGCCTCTCGAAGTGCCGGAACATCAGCTTCTCTCCAGTCGGCCATTTCCAAAACACCTTTGCCTCGTTGAAAACCGCATTTGGCCAGATAAGTGGAAACCATTTCTTGCTCTTGTCAATAACATCCTGGAGCTCTGGGTAAGTGTGTCGAAACAATACACCCTTCCACTCCTCGCCATACCCTTTCCCAACCTCCTGAGCAAAATCCATCAACAGGCAATCTGTCTTCCCTGGGCCTCGTGTCCCCTCATACAGTGCCTCAAACACCGGACATTCAAGAAATGCTTCCTGGCTTCCTGGCTGAGGTGCCCAAGTGGCTTCACGCTCCTTGCCGCTCTCGAAAACGATAATTGGCTTGAGCTGTCCGTCAACATCCCTCCACTCAACTTTATCCATCGTCCCTCCCGACCAGGAGCTCAGCCACAAAAACGCAAATTATTACACTCGTGATAATTATGGCATATGCAACGGCCAGTGGAAACGCCAGCAACGCCGCAACAAACCCACAAGCAACAGCGTAGGTGGCCCTCAGAGCAGCTTTGATCACAAAGTCCCACCTTCCTGCACCAACCGCTCGTCCAGGTCCACTGGCTTGATCCTGGAGGCGTTGATGTGGTCCACTATTTCCTTGAAACAATCCAGTGCCTGCCTGGCAAACATGTCGGGATCGTGATCGTCGCCCAGCTCTTTGTTCTGCTTCTCAGCCAGTGCAGCAGCCATCACCTGAATTCGGTAGGGAATCCGGTCCTCATTACGATAAATATCCCCAAAAGTGATAACTTCCGGTTTTTTGATCGACCGAACACGCACCCGGAAAAACCATTCTTTTCCTCGCCTGTTCAGTTGAAGTTCAATCTGCTCTGTCGGATTCGATGTCGATCGCATGTTTTGTCTCCCAGTCTTCCTGTTTGTTCATAGTTCCGCCCAGAACCAGAACTCCGCCAGTTACGTTTACGTCAGCCTGAACTTTGTCACGATACTCATGCATGTGACGCTTGACGTAAAACTCCAGCAGCCTATCCGAATACTTTCTGACCGTACCTACGACCTCACCCTTGGCGTTACGCTGAGGCTCCTCCCAACCCGTAACCGCTCGCCTCAGCACCTCATTCTCCAACATCGCAAAATGCATGTTCATGGCGTTATTGGCTCTGGACGCAAACACCTCATCGCTCTGCATTCTCAACCGAAGTGTTTCTGGGTTTATTCCTGCAGCGTAGCAGGCTCGGTTTTTATTCCCACATTCAGCTAACATATCGAGAAACACCTGCTGGCGTCTATCATCGAAATGCCACTCTTCCTGGCTGAACTCCCAGCTCAGCTTTCGGAGGGGGATCGGAGGCTGGTCATAATCTTTGGCGCAATGGAGATCGAGGGACGATGTGTCGGCCTTTCGAATAATGTCCTTGGAGCCTTTACGCCTACCCTTTCGGATCGGTCCTCTACGTTTCACTTTATCTGTATTCATCACGAATTCGGATAACCTGACTACTTTGCTTCACAAGTCACAATCGCGGCAAGCACTTAGCCCAGGGGAGTAGACCCAAATTCTGGCCAACTGGCCACTCTCTTACTTACTCACTTTTTGAAAAATGCATCGTATGTACTACCAACGACTTAGCCTCGATTGAAAACCATCCTCCCAGCAAAATCAGCTTTCCCGGAGGGAAAGCTAACATGCCCGGAGTGCAGAACACCACACACTAGCTGAATCAAAACCCCGCTCTCCTGGCTCTCCTACTTAACTCTAATTACCGTCCTAAAAGTAGTAAAAAATAAGGCCTATTTCATGTATATATAGAGCGATTTAGTGTCCCAAGCGGAGTAGGAGGAGTTTGCGCTTTACAGTCGCAGCAACTCCCCAACCTTCTTCCTTCCTGTGACTTACCGCCGATTTCAGATTTCCGCTTCAGCTCCACACCTACTTTTTCCTCCCCCTAGCCCGGAAAGCCTCCGGTTTTGCGTCTAAAATCAGCCAAAAACAGGTCCAAATTTGCATTCATAAAAGTAATGAGCTCATTCGTTTCGAGAATGGCGATTACCCAAAAAGGATCCCAGGATCGCTCCTAGGATGCTCGGGTTTTGGCCTTTACTGCGGTGCTTTCTCTCTATTTTTCCACCTCATCCTTCCTCATGCGCCAGCCGTCTGGGTCAAATGTGTAAGTCTTAACCTGGTAGTACAGGTGAAACAAAACCCGGTCTTCAAGAGGCATTCGCCACCACCTATGATGCTCGAAAAACTCAACCCGATGCCACTCACCACGCGCCAGCGCCTCGTATATTTCGGTTTTAGTCATCGCTCCACCTCCCGCTCCCACTTATCCTCCTCCCAGCTCTGAACTAGGTCATACGCCCGTGTTAGCACCGTATCAGTGTCCGGCTCACATCCACACTCGGGACACTCCCCGTCCACCTCGGCGGGTTCTGCTGGGTAGCAGTTCTCCGGCGGTCCATACAGCTGCGCCGGACACCCCTCATAAACGTCAACGTCATACTCACAACCGCACTCGCACTCATAACTAACTGTTGCAGATGTCACTCTCATTTCTCCCTCACTATGGTTATCTTTCTTTTCCCGATCCCGGCTTTGAGAGCCTTTTTGTGATCGGACATGTAAACGTCCCACCTGTCCGGGTAACGTTTGCTCATCCTGTCCTGAACGGTCCTCCAGCCCACTCCCTCAACGTAAACCCGAGTGCCGAATGGGATCCCCCTGGGCGCAGCAATGGTGACACCCTCCTTGACCCGAGCTCCGCTTGCGGTGATCCCCTGGGCATTCGGACCACAGCAGTGGGAGCAGGCGCAGTAAAACGTTACGATGGCGGTAATGATGTTAGTCATGGCACAGCGACTTTCAACGCAGCTGAAACGGCACCCTCCACCACTGCCTTGAGTGCGTTGGTGTTAACGGTGAGGCTAACACCTTCCGCATTCAGGGTGTTGATGTATTCCTCTGTCTGGGTCTCGTTGCGCAGGATGGCCGCTCTCCCATCAACGAGAAACGTTACGTGATACACGTCCAGCTCGTGCTTAATCTCACCACCAGGCCCATAGGCGGTGAACTGCTGCCTGGTAACCGAGCAGCCGGTAAGCAGAAGTGTCATAATGATCATTCTTATCATGGCGTGATTCTTTCTCCATTCGGCTTGTTGGCGATAGTCAGCGTGACTGGATCGCTGAGCTCACTCTCTAGCTCCGTCAACGCATCGGCTGAAGGGGTGCCGGAATATGTTACGGTCCCAAGCGCACTGACGTAGAAGGTGTAGGTAATTCCAGGCTGCACAATTTCCTCAGTGAGTCTGAATGAGTTTGTGCCCTCAACCCGGTAGACGTTTGTAGTGGTGGCCGTCACGCAGTAAACACGGTAGGCCCTCACATTCGGCTCAGGACTCTTGTTCCAGGCTAGCTGGGGCAACCCAGCGTTGAGGATCGAGGCCAGGCCAATGGTTATGATAAGCGTCTTCATAATGGTAATGGAAG